CAATCTTATCACCCTGGGACGTGTGAAACAAAATATGCGGGATCTTATCGTCCTTAGTACCATTGCCGTTATACTCAGCCAGTACACCAAAATCATCAACAATACCCAAATCCTTGTTAATGATGTTCTTCTCTGCGGTACCTGTATCCTTGGCAGCTATGATGTGCAGCTTTTTGGGAGACTCTGCTACCTTAAGCATAAATTTAAACAGGCCTACCGTTGTCTTTCCGGCGGCTGTAGTGCCTTCCAGAAACTCCACAGGGGCATCACATCGGAGGAAAGCCTTGTATTTTTCGGACAGTAACAGGCGCTCTGTGCTCATTATCCATCACCGCCGTGCATCTGCTGGATCAGATCGTCCAGTTTTGTCTTTTCTGTTTCCAGAGTGCCCGAAACCTCCAGCTTGTCCTTGAACATACCGAGGTGGCGGCCTGCCAGATCTAACGCTTTTGTTTTGTCCCAGAACTTGATTTCCCTCTCAATTCCCTCTCCCCCGTCTTTGGTCGGGAATCTCTTTACCTTGACGGATGCTACAGCTGCCAGGTCTTCCGGAAGTGCATCCTCTCGAATGGTAGCCTCATCAAAATTAACTACCTTCGCAGGATTCACCAGGGCGATACAGGCCAGCTCCGTCAAAATCCTGTCCTGATTGATGCCTGTCCGTCGGGACCGCTCTGCCATGGCTGTTTTAATCGCGTCTGAAACTGAAGTTTTCTGAAGTAGCTGATATCCCATCTGTTCTGCATTGCTTGGCCTATATCCTGCCCGGATGGCGGCCTGCGTAGCATTCAGGTCAATCAGATATTCATCCACAAATAGTTTTTGTTTTGGCGTTAATGCCATCAGGCTCACCTCCATTCCAATATCTTGTACTTATCCCCACATTATCCACAATATGTTGATAAAAAGAAAAGCCCCTGCCGGAGCAGGAGCCTCTCCAAAGGAGAAAAATCATGCAAAAGAAAAACCAACGGACCCTCCAGGAATCGAACCCGGGACATGGTGGTTAACAGCCGCCTGCTCTACCACTGAGCTAAAGATCCGGAGAAGGGGGCGTCCAGCCCTGGGATGGAACCAGAGCCAGACGAACCGGCCGCCCGGCTGTAGCACCCTGGCGACCGTCGATTTAAGTGTAAGCCGTCGGCTGTATGCCTTTGGCTTCATGGTACACTATAACATTTCAAAACCGAACAGTGTGAACAAATCGAACAAACTTTACGCCACTAACATAAATCTTTCAAACTCCATCCTTACACTATCCGCTGTAGCCTTCCGCCCCATCTTCATAGCCACCTGCGCCCATGTCATATCCTCAAATACCCTGTACCGGATAATCCGCTGCATCCTGGGCGAAATCGTATTGAGCCATGCTTCCACCTGGCGCTTAATCTTCTCCGCGTTCCGGATCCGCTCCTCCAGCAGCACTTCCATACGTTCCAGCTCATCTGGATCCTTAACGGTTGCATACCCAATCCCCTCCAGATGGTAGGTCTGTAAGGTGTAAGGGAACTCATGCGCAGAGCCCTTAACACTGTCCTGCTGGATCTGGCTCCGGTGCTTCCTCAACTTCCGGATCTCCTCCTTGGTATCCTTAATCAGCTCACAGGCATCTATGTACTGCTCTAATATCTGCTTGTCCAACGGTATCACCTCCTCGCCCTCAAAATCCTCTGTCTGGCCTCATCCCACTCATCCGCCCAGGTTTCCATATCCACTCGGACAATCAGGTACCTCTTTTGGTACAGGATTCCCATGTCGCTGTACTTGTCGACCTGAGGCCTGCACTTCCAGCCGAATCTCTTTTGCAGCTCAATGCCACTGTACCGCCCCACAAGCTTCCCGCAATCATACAGGTCATAATATACTGGCCCCGGCATAACATCACCTCCAAATCATCAGCACCGCCATCAGAGAGCCCCAGACCATCAGGTAATCCCAACGGTCAATGTTGTGCCGTATCAGATTGACCGTCCCCGTTATGGCCCACATGATGATTATTACGCTCTTGAGTACATTCAACTTTCTACCTCCTGTATTTCTCATTTGGACATAACGATGTATACGCATACACTGGCATCCGCGCGGACCATACTTCCAGCTTTGGCCCTCGGATCGCATCCATGTCACTAGCTGCCACTGCTCTGGCTCGTTGTTGTCGGTTCACTCGTCTCTGGGCCTCTGACTTTACAATCCCCAAGCTGCATCCCTTCTTTCTGCCCTCGTAATAGGGCAATCATGTATTCCAGGTATGGATTTTTCTTTTGCCACATGGCCTCCTTCGCCTCCTCATGGGTAGTCCGTGCAGCTTTCGCCAGTTATTGCTTTTCAAGACCGGAAATAATATATTGGCGATTGACTTTGCCAGTTCTACTATGCTTTTAGCCAGGTTCGCAAACACCTCTACTGCCCTTCCTATTGCCTTATTTAGATCTTCCATATCGATTCCTCCTGCGCTAAATGTCAGTTTTACAAAACTGGTTTGCATTTATTTGACCACTGTTTATCTGGATATTTTGAAACAAATTTTTCACAATCATTCCGATTTTCTATGTACGAAAAGAAAAATCTCCCACAGTCTGAACATTTCCTCTGGATTTCTAAATATCTGATATCATTACCATTTGGCCCATGTGTCCAATGCCAACAAATAACTTCACTGTTTTT